AATTATTTCTTTAGAGAAATATTATATAAACCTTTGAATGATATTAAAGGTAGTTTATCAGATGAATTTGAACGCTTAAATATTCCTAAGCATAAACAGATTATAGCTGATTCAGGAAATGAACTTAATAAAGAGGAATCAAGAAAATTAAAGAATGCTGGATATAATATAATTCAAGCGAAAAAAGGAGCTGGTTCGATTAGTTCAGGTATTGAAACTATGCAAAAAAGTAAAATACATTATACAAAAGAATCAATTAACATAGAACAAGAATACGAAAATTATTCTTGGAAAATATGGCAAGGAATACAAATGGATGTGCCAGAAGAAAATGGAGACGACCACAGTTTAGATGCAATGAAATATGTAATTTCGTGGTTTGTTAAAGTTTTTCGCTTAAGTTAAAAAATAATTACTATATTTGCTTTTATTATTAATGTTGTGAAACATAACTAAATGGGATTATTCGATTTTTGGAAAGGTAATAGTATCAGTGTGGAACGAGACCGCAGTGGTACTTTTACCTATTCTTTTTTAGAGCAAAACGGATTTGTTAACTCCGATAAGTATCTACATACTTCTTTGAATAACCCTGTTATAATGGCTATTATTGCTTTGCGTTCAAAGATTTATTCTCAAATGAAAATAACCCATTTAAATAGCGCAGGCAAGCCAATTGAAAACAGCGAAATAATTAAATTATTCAAACAACCTAATTACTTTCAATCGCAAGAAGACTTTTTATTTCAGCAAATGTGGTTTTTATCTGCAAATGGCACGAACTTAACATATAAAGTTGATGCAGGAAGCGTTACAAAAGCAATTTATAATCTTATTCCAAGCGAAATAGATTTAAATGATACGCATAAGGTAAAATCTTTTATCTATACAAAAGGCGAACTTAATAATTATGGAGAAAAGAAAATAATCTACACTTTAGACGGTCAAACGTTTAATATACAAATTAAAAACTTAATACCTACTTACGACCTTGCAAATGGACTGACTAAAAACTCTTTAATGAGTTCACCGTCACGTTTAAAAGGATTATCTAAAACTATTCAAAACATTGAAGAAAATTTGCTTTCTAAGAACGTAAATTTAAAGATGAGCCAAAAGTATTTAATGGCGTCACAAGGAGATGGCAACGAGGCTCAGATACAAGATAATGACCGTAAAGACATATTCTCAAAGATAGCTAAGAAATCATTATTAATAACTAATGCAAACATAAAAGCACAGCATTTAGTTAGCGATATGAAACGTTTATACTTAGACGAACAATTTAGTAACGATGCTTTAACTTGTTTAAATGCTTTCGATATGAATAAAGATGTTTTAAACTATTTTTCTAACGGTTCAAGTACATACGAAAATAAAGAAAAAGCAATGTTAGATTATGTGCAAAATTCAATTCAAACAGACGCTAATAATACAATGAATAGCTTTGCAAGTTCATTAGGATTGATAGATAAAAACGAATCATTAAAAGCTTCTTACGACCATTTGCCAGTTATGCAATTGATTATGAAAGCTAAGATTGATACTTTAAAAGCATTTCAGGAAACTTTAATTTATGAAAGTCCAGAAGAACAAAAAAGACTAAGCAATGATTTTAAATTAACATTAGGATTATGAAAAAAGAATTGACAAAAGAAGAAATAGAAAAGTTAAAAGCAATTAAAGAAAAATCACTTTCAAAAATAGTAAAGAAATGACAAGAGAAGAAGAAATCAAATACGTTTTTGCAAACAAAGAGTTAATATCTTCTAAGAAAAAGAATGCTATTAAAAGAGGCGATTTAATTAACAATCTTATTCCTGAAACAAAAGTAGAAGCTAATAAAGAGGGTATTATTGTTGAAGATATTAATTCAGATGTTTTAAGAGCTAAATTAGTTATTAACACTACTAATGTTATAGATAGTCATATGGATTGCCATATTCAGGGATTATGGACTAAAACATTATCAGAGTCTAAAACTTTGTATCTTTTACAAGAGCATGAAATGGAATTCGATAAGATTATTTCTGATTCTGTAAATGATAGTTTAGTAGCAAGCGCAGAAAGTATATCATGGAAAAAATTAGGTTATCCTTATAATGGTAAAACCGAAGCGTTAATTTTCGATGTGCAAATAAAGAAAGATGTAAACGAATTTATGTTTAATCTTTATAAAAAAGGTAGAGTTCTCAATCATTCGGTGGGAATGAGATATGTTAAGATGTTCTTGTGTATTGATTCAAATGAAGCGTATTATTCAAGTGAGAAATCAAACTGGGATAAATATTATCCACAAGTAGTTAATAAAGAAGTGGCAGACGAAAAAGGTTATTTTTGGGCAGTAACAGAAGCGAAAGTAATTGAAGGGTCTGCAGTAGTAAAAGGTTCAAACGAATTTACTCCAGTAATGGAAATAGAAATAGAAAAAACAATAGCCGAAGAAATCACTATTGAAATACCAGAGCCGACAATTGAAGTCACTCAAACGATTAAAAGAAGAAGAAATTAACAATTAAAACACAAAACAAATGTTTATTAAAAAATCACAAACGGAGATTGACGCAATGACTCCAGAAGTAGCGGAAGCCTACTTTGCGCAAAAAGAAGCTAATGATGCTATTTTACAAAAAGAAGCAATCGAAAAAGCTATCAATCCTTTACAAGAAGAATTGAAAAAAGTAAAAGATGACAATGTTGAACTTGCTTTAAAAGTTACAGAAATGGAAACAAAAGGAACAAAAGGAAATGCTAATGTATTTGCAGAAGAAATAAAAGCAAATAAAGAAGCGTTAAAAGCTATTGCTAAAGGTGGTAATTCTGAAATTGTAGTAAAAGCGGACACCGTAAGAGCGTCTATTGCTACTGACCCAAGCGGTTTATTTCTTGACGGAATAGGTCAACTTCAAAGAGTTAAAAGAAGTCTTTACGACTTATTTAGAAAAGTTCCTGTTTCAAGCGGAAACCACAGCGGTGTAATTCGTTATATTGACTGGGATGAAGCTACAACTGTAAAAGCTGCTGCTTCTGTTGCTGAGGGAGTTGCTTTTGCTGAATCAACTGCTAAATTTAAAGGCTATTCATTATCCTTGCAAAAAATTGGGGACTCTTTGCCTGTTTCTGAAGAATTCTTTGAAGATGACGTAATGGCAGCTGCTGAATTAGACATGTTTCTTTCAACTAATGTTGAAGATAAAATTGATTCTCAAATTGTAATTGGAGACAACACAGGGACTAATTTAAAAGGTTTAGTTTCAAGCGTTCCTGCTTATACTGCTGTTGCTTCTGGAATTACAGACGCTAATATTTACGATTTAGTTGCAAAAGTAAGTGAAAGTATTACTTCGGTAGGTGGAGCAAAATATGCCCCTGATTTTGTGGCTTTGAATATTGCCGATATTAACAAATTGAAATTGAAAAAAGATAGTACAAATAACTATGTATTCAATTTTAATGACCCACGTATCGCTTCAATCAATATTATTGAAGATAACAATGTAGTTGCTAACACTATGTATGTTGGAGATTCTCGTTTTGCTAAAATTTACGAAATGGGCGGTGTTGTTGTTTCAAAAGGATTTAACGGAGTTGATTTTGCTGAGGATATGATGACTCTTAAAGCACGTAAAAGATTAGCTCTTTTAATTCGTGAAGCTGACAAGACAGGATTTAGAAAAGTAGCTTCTATTTCTGCTTCTTTAATTACTTTAGCATCATAAGTAATTAATGAGAAAAGTAGAGTTTATTAAAGACTTTGCAACTAAAAAGAAAGGCGATGTTTGGGAGTGTGACTCTCAACTCGCCTCTCAATTAGTAAATGTAGATAAAGTTGCAAAATACTTAGAGATTAAACCAATTAAAAAATAAAAAATGCAAATAGTAAATAGTACATTTTTCAATAATCAAAATTATATTCACATTCCTTTAGCCAATACAGACCCGTCAAGCACGCCAAATAACGCTAATGAATTGGATTATCTTTGTATAAAATTGGAACGTGAAATTTTACTTAACGCATTAGGTTTAAGTCTTTACAATGAAATTAAAGCGATTACTGATATTAATACAGCAGACGAAAAGTTTAAGAAACTGATTCAAGGCGACGAATACGATGGTAAAATATGGTTAGGTTTAGATAATGATGATTCATTAATAGCTAACTACATTTATCAAGAGTTCGTTACTCAAACAGATATAAGACTTTCGGCAACTGGAGCAAAAAAAGTAAATCCTGAAAATGCAATAAACCAAACTCCAAAGTATTTAATTGCAGGAGCAAATCAAAACTTTATTAAACAATATCAAGGCGAGTATTTAATCGAACCTTATATTTATGATAATTTTATTGATTGGTATGGTTGTAATAATGCAGAAAAAAGCCTTTACGGTTACTTAATGGATAAACAATCCGATTTTACAAATTGGAAACCTGAGTATTTTAAAGTTTATGAAACAAAAAATAGCTTTGGTATATGATAGTTTTTGAAGAAAAGATAAGAGAATTAGTCGCATTAATGCCACAATGGAACGGAACGCACAAAGTCCGTTATGATTGGGGTACAATTGATGTGTTAAATAAATTCTTAGTTCTTAAAGAAAGCACTTCGAAATACCCGCTTATCTGGTTAGTTACTTCAAAAGATACTGATGATTTACTTAGAAATAGAGTAACAAGAAATGCACGATTTGTAATTGCAACACGTTCAAACGATGTTGATGCTTTTAATGCGACACAATACCAAACAGATTATATTAACATCCTAATACCCGTTTACAATAACTTTATAGCCTTGATTAATAGTTCTGGAATATCCAAAATTATTGACAGTAAAATAGAAAAGGAATTAAAGCCAAATTATAGCGTAAACGATAACGGTAAAGGATTAATAACGATTTGGAATGCAATTGTGTTAGATTTAGAAATTGAGTTGAATAATGGTTGTATAAAAGAAAATATTAAATTTTAAGCTATGGCTGAAAAAGAAAAAACAAAAATGTTTAAGGTAATTAAAGAATTTACCTTAGATAAACTTTATAAAATTAACTCTAATATTGAGTTGTTAGATAAAAAAACAATAGAAAAATTAATCTCTAATAAATTTATAAAATAATGAGTTTACAGACACAAATAAACACAGTTAATTGTGGGGC